GTGGCGGCTCTTCCTTCAACGGTTACACTACATCTTCCAACGGCGGAACCGAGACGCGCCCGCGCAACGTCGCATTCCCGTTTTTCATCAAATTCTAAATGGCCGCGCAGCCCTACAACCTAGAAATAAACCAGGGCGCGACGTTCTCGTTTGCCCTGAATTTCTTCGACGCCGGAGGAAGCCCGCTCTCGCTGACGGGCGTGACGCTCGCCTCGCAGATCCGGCCCACGGCGGCAAGTCAAGAGATCCTCCAAGAGTTCACCGTCACGAAAGACCCAGTGACGACCGGGCGCGCCACGTTCTCACTCACCGCAGCGCAAACGCGCAACCTCCGTTTCACCTCCGCCGTCTACGACGTGCTCATGACCCTGACGACCGGCGAGCTTGTGCGCGTGGTTCAGGGGGCCGTCACGCTTTCGCCGCAGGTAACACGCTGACCCATGCCCGAGATCAACGTCACAGTGGAGACGAACCCGTCGCCGTCGCTCTCGTTCTCAACGTCCTTCCTCCCGACGCAGACAGGCAACGCGGGCAAGCTTCTCGCCACGAACGGCGCGACGGCATCATGGACGAACGAGCCGAGCTTCAAGTCCGCCCGAATCACCGACGGCGTTTATCCCTACGTGCAGCTCGCGAACACGGGCGCGCCTACGGATAAACAAAAGGTGCGGCTTTCCGTTGAGCCTTCTGGGGTCATAAGCGTTGGCAGGTTCAACAACGCGGAGACCGTGGGAATGAACATCCTCGCGTGGGACGTGAACAACAATTGCGGAATCAGCCAAGGCGCGCCGCAGGCCAAGCTCCATGTCGGCGGCGGAGTGGTTGCTTCTCCAGCCTTTTCAACCGCTGAGATTTTCCGCGCAGAGTGGAGCAACGGGAATGTCTCGACGCTCCGCCTTTTACAGGTGCGGAACTCGGCGGGAGGGGATTGGACAACCACCACAACGCGCTTGCAGCAGTTCACCGACGCTGTGCCACAGGGGTTTTTGGAGTTCAACCCGGCGGGGCTGAATTATGGCGTGGCGCTGGGAACCACAAACGGCATCACCAACGCGCCGATGATCTTCCTCACGGGATCCGCCGGAGGAAACAACGTGGGAATCGGGACGCCCTCCACGCCGGAAAAACTTTCCGTCGCTGGTGCCGTGCGGATTGTTACCAACGGCGCTGCCATGATGTGGACGGACCAGAGCGGCACCACGCCTTACATGGTCGCAGCCGTGGATGGGAATTTCTATTTCACCGGGACTGGGAGCACAGGCGCAGGGCGCTCAATCTTTCGTTGCGCGATGCGGAGCGACAGCTCCCCGCTCCAGATCGACGCGCCGCTGAAGATCGGCGCGGCGGGCGTTCCGTTAATCAGCGTCCTGAAAGCAACGGTGAGCCATGCCATCGGCACGCTGGCAGCAGGCGCGTTTTTGGAGCTGACCTCGACCGTCACAGGCGCAATCGCTGGCGCAATGGTTCACGTTGGCAGCGGGGCTCCGAACAACCTGATTTTGAGAGGCTACGTGTCCACGGGCGACACGGTTAGCGTCATGTATCACAACCCGACCGCCGCCCCCATTAACGCCGGAACCCGCTCAATCGACCTTTTCGTTTTCAACGCATGACAACCATTGACTCACCGGGCAGCGTCCTAGTTGACGGCAAACACTACGGCGCCGTTTGCGACACCATCGCCAACAACCCGCAGCTCGCCTCCGACATTCAGCGGGCGCTTGTCGCCTACGACGACGCGCAAAAAGCCGCGCACGCCGACGCCCTCAAAGCGTCCGCCGAAAAACTCACCGCAGAGCACGCCGAGGCGCTCGCAAAACTGAGCGCCGAACGCGATGCAGCCAAGGCCGAGGCCAAAGCCGCGCTTGAGCAGGTGAAGGCAAACGAAGCCTTCCAAAAGCAGATCCTCGAACGCGCCGCCGTGCTCGTCCCGCAGGCCGCCGAAAGCGGGGACTGGTCCGACGTGGCGCAGCTCCTCGCGTTCGCTGGCAGCCCGTTCGAAGAAAAAAAGCGTCTCGCAGAACTCGCGGAGATCGAGCGCCTTGAAGCCGAGGCCGCAGATCGCCGCGCAAATCTCGCGGGCAAACGCGCACAAGACCCCATCGAAGAAGACGAATAAATTCACACCATGCCCGAACAATTTCTTCACGGCGTCGAGGTTCTCGAAATCCTCGACGGCCCGCGCCCCATCCGAACCGTTGCAAGCTCAGTCATCGGCCTTATCGGCACCGCGCCCGCAGCGGAGGCCGAGGTAAAAGCAACGCTGACCATCGGCACGGCAGCGGCCAACAACGGGATTCTCTTCACGTCGAAAAAGATTGGCGAGCTTGGGAATAAAACAGCCGTGCGCTTTCGCAATCCGATGGCGAACTCCGCGACCCTCTCCGTGAGCGTGTCCGGCGACCTCATCACCGTGAACCTCGCCACCGGCCCGACCGGCACCGTAACCACCACGGGCACCTTGCTTATTGCGGCCATCGCCGCAAACACCGCAGCCAACGCGCTTGTCACCGCCGCCAACGTGGCGACCTCCACCGGCGCGGGTGTTGTGCCCGTGACAAACACGACCTTTCTTGAGGACGGCAAAAACGAGGCTTTCCCGCTCAACACGCCCGTCTTGGTGAGCGGCTCTCGCACCCTGGCAGCTCGAGCAGGCGCAACCGGCACGCTTCCCAACGCTCTCGACGGCATCCTAGACCAAGCCGGGGCAGCCGTTGTCGTTGTCCGCGTGACCGAGGGGGCCAACCTCGCCGCAACCGTCACCAACATTGTCGGCAGCTCCCCTCTCAAAACCGGAGCGTGGGCGTTCACCTCGGCGGAAACTTCGCTGGGCGTTCGTCCCCGCGTTCTCATCGCCCCGGGCTTCTCCGATCAGCAGGCCGCGACAAGCGAGCTTCTCGCAGTCGCAACCCGCCTTCGCGCCGTTGTCATCGCGGACGGCCCCAACACGACCGACGCCGCCGCCATCACCTACGCGCAGGGGTTCGGCTCCGACCGCCTCATGATCGTGGATCCGCAAGTGCAGGTTCTCCGCGCTGGCGTGCTCGTCAACGAGCCGGCCTCTTCGCGTGTCGCCGGGCTCATTGCAAAGAGCGACAACGACCGGGGCTTTTGGTGGAGCCCCTCCAACCAAGAGATCCTCGGAATCTCCGGCGCATCCCGTCCGGTGGATTTCATCCTGGGCGACGTCAATTGCTCCGCCAACCTCCTCAACGCCGCCAACGTCTCCACGATCATCCGCCAAAACGGTTTCCGCCTCTGGGGCAACCGCAGCACGAGCGCCGACCCCGCGTTTGCGTTCCTGAGCGTCCGCCGCACGGCTGACCTCATCTATGACTCGATCCAGGCCGCGCACTTCTGGGCGATCGACCGCAACATCACGAAGACCTATCTGGAAGACGTTTCCGAGAGCGTCAACGGCTACCTTCGCAGCCTGAAAAACCAAGGCGCGATCCTCGGCGGCAAATGCTGGCCCGACCCGGACCTCAACACCCCGGCCAACATCGCGCAGGGCAAAGTCTACTTCAACTTCGACTTCACCCCGCCGTATCCCGCAGAGCACATCATCTTCCGGGCCATCCTGACCAACGACTACATCGAAGAACTCACCGCCTAAGCCATGAGCACCGCATCCCGCATCCTTAAAAACTTTAACTTGTTCGTCGACGGTCGCGGCTACGCTGGCCAGATCGACGAATTGAAACTCCCAACCCTCGGGCTCCAGGTGGAGGACTTCCGCGCCGGTGGCATGGACACGCCGATTGCCGTCGAGATGGGGCAGGAGAAAATGGAAGCGAGCTTTGTGCTCTCCAGCTACGACTCCGACGCCCTCGCACTTTGGGGCCTTGGCGAAGGCGCAACGGTCCCGCTCATCGCACGCGGCGCGCTCGAATCGCTGGACGGCAGCGTTGAGCCGGTCAAGGTCACGATGGGCGGCATCGTCCGCAGCGTGGAGCCCGGGCAGTGGAAAGCAGGCGAAAAAAGCACGCTCACGTTCACGCTCGATTTGCGCGCTTACAAATACGAGCAAGCCGGGAAGACGGTCCACGAAATCGACGCGGTGAATATGGTGCGCATCGTCAACGGCTCCGACCGCCTCGCTTCGCAGCGTTCCGCCATCGGAATTTAATCCATGAAACCGACATTTTCCGGCGAACGCATTCAACTCAGCAGGCCCGCGCAGATTGACGGGGTGAGCGTTGACGCCTTGGCAATGCGCGAGCCGACCGTGGAGGACATGCTCGTTGTCAAAAAGAGCGCGGGCAAAAGCCCCGAGGATCAGGAGCTCTCCCTTTTCGCCAACCTCTGCGAAGTGGACCCGTCCGTCATTCGCGGCCTGACCCTCCGCGACTACAAGCGAGTGCAAAAAGCATTCGCCAAACTGACCGAGGACGAGGAGGGCGGGAGCCCTTTGGAATAGAGCGCGAGGAACTGCTCCGAGCGGTCCTCGTGCTTGCAGCGCACACCGGCTGGCAGCCCGACAACATCGGGCGGCTGAGCTTTTCCGATTTTGTCGCATTCATCCGCATGATTCCGAAACATGGCTGAGGAGAAGAAATTCAAAGCGGTTATCGAAGTCGGGGGTGGAATCGGCTCCTCGCTCAAGACCGCGTTTGCCGTTCTCAGCGGGAACACAAAAAAACTGGGGGACAGCCTCAAGAGTCTTGAGGGGCAGTCCAAGAGGCTTTCAAACCAGATTGGGAAAGGCTTAGGAGGCCCCGAAGCGGCGCGCTCACTGGAAGTGCTCAACGGACAAATCCGCCGCACCGAGCGAAACATCAAGGCCCTCAACTCAATTAAGTCCGCCAACGTGGGCGCAGCCGTGGGGGCCGTCGGCTCCCGGATCAAATCGGGCGTGCTCATGATTGGAACGGCAGCCGGGGCCGCAGCCGCTGGAATCGTTGCGCTCGGCAAAAGCGTGGGCGACTACGCCGACAACGCCGCCGAGGCCGCTTCCTCCGTGGGCATGGGGACCAACGAGTTGATCCGCTACAAGTACGCGGCGGACGACGTAGGGACCGGAGCGGACACGCTCCAGAACAGCATCGCCAAGATGCAGCTCACGCTTGAAAAAGCGCGCAAGGACGGCGGGGGGAACGTCTTTAAACTCCTGCACCTCGACGCCCGCAAGCTCTCCCGGCAGGCACCCGAGAAACAACTTGAGGCCGTCACGGAGGCTTTCAGCAAATACCACGGGAAAATCCCGAAAGCCGCAATTGCGATGCAGCTTTTTGGGAAGTCCGGGGCGAAGATGGTAAATTTCCTGAGCCTAGGCAAACAAGGCTTGGAGGAATACGGCAAAGAGGCCGATGCCCTCGGGCTGACTCTCAGCGACAAGCTGATTGCACAAGGTGACGAGTTTGGGAGAACGCAGTTGCGAGTGGGTGCGGCTTTGAAAGGCGCTACAAACCTGATGGCCGAAGGGATGCTCCCGGCCATGAATCAGCTCGGAAACGAGTTTGCCAATTTCGTCAAAGAACACCCGGACAAGGTGAAGAAATTCGGGGAAGACCTCGGAACCGCGATGAAAAACGCAAGCGAGGCCGTCAAATCTTTCGGAAAGGCACTTGAAGCCCACGGGCCGCAAATTCATGCAACGCTTGAGCAATACGGAGGGCTAAAAACGGTTCTCGGTCTCCTTGTCGCCATTCCTGTCCTGGGATTCGTAAAGGACCTAGCGCTTTTAGGGTGGGCTCTTGGGAAAGTGGGTGTGGGGCTGGCCGTCCTGACGTATTCAAACCCTTTCACCGCAATACTCGCGACCGCGTTGTTAGTAGGAAACGCCATTTATCAAAACTGGGACGTTTTGGTGGCTGCATGGAAGGCCGGCCTCGAATGGTTCAAAGGCGCGTGGTTCGACCTTGGGCAGAGTGCCGAGGCTTTCGCAAACATCCTAAAAGGGAAATTGCTGAGCGCGTTTGCGGCCATCAAAGCCGACGCGGCGGCAAAGTTTGCGTGGCTCGGGGAAAAGCTCAGCGCCATCGGTGAAGCCTTCGGAAAGGTCAAAGGATGGTTCGGCGGAGGCGACAGCGCGAAGCCCGCCGACGCCCCGACAGTTGACGGTGCCCGCGCAATGGGTGGCCCGGTCTCCGCTGGCAAACGCTACCTTGTGGGCGAGCGCGGCCCCGAGATTTTCGCCCCGCGCTCCTCCGGCCAGATCATCCCCAACGGGGGCGGGAAATCCGACAACAGAACCTTCAACGTTACAATCCACGCCGCGCCCGGGATGAACGAGCGCACCCTGGCGGACTTGGTAATTGCCCGCCTCAACGGCAGACAGGCCGCTTTGGCCGGTGGAGCCCTCTACGACTAGCCCTATGATGATGGCACTCGGAGCGTTTCGCTTTTCGCTGGAGACGGCGGCTTACCAAAGCCTCGCCCGACAGCACGCTTGGGCGTGGGCCGAACAGGAACGCGTGGGGGATGCCCCGCTGATGCAATACACCGGCAAAGCCGCCGAACAGCTCAACCTCGACGGCGTGATTCTCCCGCATTTCAAGGGCGGGCTCGGGCAGGTTGCACTCATGCGTCTTCAAGCCGACCTCGGCCTTCCGCTCCCGCTCATCAGCGGGATGGGCAACTTTTTCGGGCTCTACGTCATCACCGATATTGCCGAGCGGCAGGAGGTTTTCCGGGGCGACGGTTCCGCAAACCGCGTGGAGTTTTCTTTGATCCTGAAGCGATACTGGGAGCCGACAATCAAACTCGGGCCGTTTCAGGTTTCCGGCTCTGGCCTACTGGGGGCGCTGAGCCGATGAGTATCTACACAACCAAAGCGGGCGACATGCTCGACGACATCGCATTCCGTTTCTACGGCTCGACCCTCGCCGGGCAGGTCGAGACCGTGCTTGAGGCAAACAGGGCGCTCGACCTGGGCCAATACATCACGCTTCCGGCAGGCCTTTCGTTGGAGCTTCCCGAGATCGAGCCCGCCCCCCGCGAAAACGTCCGGCTCTTCAATTGACCGTGACCCCCGCCTTCAAAATCACAAACGCGGGGCAGGACATCACCGCGACCTACGCGGCGCGCCTCCTCGGGCTGAGCATCACCGACGAGGCCACTGAGCAGGCCGACTCCTGCACCATCGACCTGGCCAACGGCGACGGGCGAATCATCATCCCCGAATCCGGCGCAGTGCTCGAAATCTCGCTGGGCTACGTGGGCAACCTCCGCAACATGGGCCAATTCGTCATCGACGAAGTGAGGCTGAGCGGCCCGCCCGACGTGCTCACCATTTCAGGGAAAGCCGCTCCGTTTACATCCGCCGGAGGGCTCAAACCATTTCAGACCCGCAAAACGCGCAGCTTCGACAACATCACGCTCGGGGACCTTGTGCGCACCCTCGCAGCCGACGCAGGCCTTGCGCCCGCAATCGCGCCCGACCTCGCCGCCGTGCAGATTGAGCACATCGACCAGACGAGCGAGAGCGACATGAACCTTTTGACGCGCCTTGCTCGTTCTTATGGGGCGCTCATGAAGCCGACCGCCTCCAGCCTCGTTTTCGTCCGCCGTGGGCAAAGCCGCTCCGCGACAGGCCAGAAGCTCGGGGCCGTGACCCTTCAAAAGTCCGAGTGCAGCGCCTACGAGATCCAGCTCGGGCAACGCTCCAACGTTTCCAAAGTCCGCACCCGCCGACACGACACGCAGACCGGGGAAGAGGTGGAAACGGAAGCGTTCGACGACCAGGGAAGCGAAGAGGAAGGCGCGGAGTACGAAACGCCTTTCCCGGTGGCGACCGAAGAGGAAGCCACACGCTCCGCCGACGCCATCCGCGACCAGCTCGCACGCGGGGCGCAGACCGTCCGCGTCACGACATACGGACGCCCGGACCTCATCGCAGAGGGCTCAATCATCCTCGCCGGATTCCCCGCGCCGCTCAACGGAGAGTGGCTCGTCAAAACCGTTTCCCACCGCCTCGACAAATCGGGCGGCTACGTGACCGAGATCGAGGGCGAAAACTCACAAGCGCGAGCACTGGCGCAAAAAGAGGAGCGCCAGAAAAAAGCGAAGGCCGCGAGCGGATCGAGCGGGGGAGATGAAGGCGGGGCCTTCGAAGAGTAGCCGCCAGCGCCTCACTCCAGAAGGCGCGCCAGCCAATACTTGGCGACAAAAAACAGGGCCACAAGACCGGCCACGCCTAAGCACCCGGAGC